ATAAATATATGTCACAAAATTATGCTTGAAAAGTCTTGGCTTGAATAGTTGGGCGTTTCAATACTGAAGCGTGGACTGAGCCTATTGTAAACAACGGTATCAAAATGACATTTGAAGGTGTCAACTCAGTTACCATCTACAACGTGAATGTCGTACCTGAGGTTGACTATGTTCGTAACGGACAAAACCGTTTCGGCGCTTTGGTGGAATTGGGAACTGGCGTTCAAACGTTTGTTCTGAGTCAGGACAAAGCCTTCACCTTTAGCGTTGACCGCGGTAACCTAGAAGACTCTATGTTAGTTCAGGAAGCTGACCGAGCTGTTAAACGACAAGTTCGTGAAGTTTCTATCCCAACGACTGACATTTATCGTCTTTCAATCGCTGCCGCTTATGCTTTGGCGAACAGTCAGGGTGTTAAGGCTGGTACCGCACCAACCAACAAAACCGCTTATCAATTAATCCTTGCAGAGCAGGCTGCTCTTGATGACGCAGAAGTACCAACAGAAGGTCGTTACCTCTACACGACTTCGACTTTCTACAACCTGCTGAAACGAGACCCAGAGTTTGTTCGGGATTGTGATACTAGCGTTAAAGACCTTAAAAAGGGTATTCTTGGCGAAGTTGATGGTTTGACCATCGTTAAGGCTCCAAAGAGTTACTTTGTTGCTAACTTTGACTTTATGATTATCCATAAAAAGGTTCTTGTTGCACCGACTAAGTTCAACATGGTACGTATCTTAGACGAGGTTCAGGGTATTGATGGTAAGGTAGCAGAGGGTCGTCGCTACTATGACGCCTTCATTCCTAAGAATAAGGGTAAGGCTATCCGTATTTATACACACGCCTAACATAAATTAAAAAAAGGAGAACATATGTCTAAAACAACTGAAGAATTATTGGCATCAAAAGGTGGCTCTACGGCCGAAACTAACGGTATGGGGTCGTCAGAAAGAGGTTTTCGCCCTAGTGGTGTTTACCAGCTGAAAGATGAGAGCGGCGAGGTTGTGTCAGAAACCATCGTCCTCGGACATCCATTGTTTGGTGATGCACAAGCGGCAGCTTTTGAGCGGGTAGGATACAAGTTTGTTCGCCCTGCAACTCCAGATGAAATCAAGACACTTAAGGTTGAGCCAGTGGCACAAGATGCACATAGGGCTGACGACATTAAGGGTATCTTGGCTCGTCTGGACGCAGCTGAGCGCCGTGCTGAAGAGTCTGAGAAGGCAAATGCTGAACTTAAGGCTAACCTTGAGGACAGCGAGCCAGAGACAGCTCCTGAACCTGAGGCACCAAAAGAAGAATTGCCACTAACTAAAGACAACTACAACGAGGCTGAGCTACGAGCTATTGCAGCAGCTGAAGGTGTAGAGTTGACAGACGAACACAATACAAAACAAAGCATCATCGACGCTATCGTAGCAGCTCGTGAAGCAAAGAAAGGCTAAATAGAAAATGGAACAAGTTCTTGAAGTAACTACTTCTGCTAAAACTATCGCTGATAATGACTTAGGCAAAGTCGTTTCAGCACGCGCAGAGACGACTATCACGCTCCCTGCTGCAGGGGCTGGTAAGGTTGTCACCATTCGAGTTGATGGCGCTCCTGTAACTGCTGGTGGCGCTAAAGGCGCAACTAATCCAGTAGGAGTTAAGGTGACCGGCTCTGTCACAGGACTAGGCAAGGCTGGCGCACTTTCTCTTAACAAAGCTAAGGCTGTTGTAGGAGACGAAATCACTCTAGTTTCTGGTGCTGCTACTTGGTATCCAGTGAACGTTAAGGGAGATTGGGTGGTAGCCTAATCTCTCTTGGAGACAGGACACCCTCTAAAACATTAGGGGGTGTTTTTGTGTTATAATCGTTTTAGAAAAGGAAAAAATAAATATGAAGCTTCAAAATATACGTCAGCTAGTAAGGCAAAAATTAGATGATATGCAGTTTGATGTCCAGAAAATTGATTCTGCCGTCAATTGGTTTATCGCCGAAATCCTCAATAATAACCGTATCTCTTTTATGGAGACTAGTGCAAGGTTGCCGTTTGTGGGGGGCGTGATTGAGATTACTTTGCCGAAAGACTTGCAGATTGTTACGTCTATCTCAGTTGGCATGCCTGGTACTGCGTCATATTCTATTACAGATTGCCGTGTTGAATATGATGATTTTATGAAGAGATTTCCTAATTTCTTTTCAGCTCCTCCACAGAAAATTCACTCGTGGACATATTACGGTAAGAACATCCGTTTTGCCGCTCCTACCAGTAGCCCTGGCAACCTCTTTATAGATTACGTAAAACGTCCATCGGCAGTAACAAACGGAGAGGACACTTTAGTTATACCTGATAATTATGAAGAGATGGTTGTTATTGGTGCTACTGCTCGTGTCATGGAGATGAACGAGGACTACGCTGAGGCAGCTCAAGAGCGCCAAAACCTTGCACCTTTGGTGACCGCCTTTGTCCGCAACGAAGCTCGCGGGCAGCAGAAAACAGGTCCTATCATTATGAGAACTAATCGACGTAGACGAAGCTCGGAGTGGTAATATATGCTTAGTTCGTTTAATAACCCTCGACGAAAAATCACTTCATCAGCACAGCCTCGTATAGATGAGACGTATGACTTAAAGGGTATAAACTTAATGGCTCCTGACCAGATTATGCCAAAAGGTGAATCTCCTATGGCTATAAACTGCCGTATGTATGCACGTAATGAATCTGAAACTCGTGTGGCTATCCGCACTAGAAGAGGGTCTGTAGGACATTCAACTCCTGTTGGTGAGCAGGAGGATGTTGTGAGTACCGGCTCTCCTGAAAAGGACGTTATTTTTACTCCATCAAATTGGGTAGCTCTATCTTTCTCTCCTAATAGTGGAGGAGTTCTTTCTAAGATAGAGCTGTGCGTTAAGCGTTTTGATGGGGCTTCTGGTCCGATTATCGTTGAAATCCGTAGCGATAAGTCTAGCAGACCAGATAAAATCTTGGCGCAGTCTAGTATAGAATTGTCCAGGGTGTCTTTGTCATATCAATGGCTGCCGGTGCAGTTTATGGACGCGCCTACGGTACTTGAACGTAACACATATTGGATTGTTGTATATACTCAGGACGAGGGGACTGGCAAGTATGCTCTTGGTGCTTCCTCGATTGGCTATTTTATGTCCTCCAACACATCAGGAGGCTCTTGGATTGAATCAGAGGGGGCTATCTTATTTAAGACCTACTCATCATCATCTGGTGCACCAAAAGGCTGGACACGCCGTGTTCCTCAAAATGGACAAAACCGTATCATAATGGCTCACGGGAGAAATGTTTATGCGATTGCAGATAATCCAGCTAATCCTGTTTCTATCAGTGCTGATATCTCACCAAATGCTACTAAGGTAAGATTTGAACAAATAGATGATAAGACTATTTGGGTTGATGGAGAGTCTTCTGCCAAATGGTATGATGGGACTAACACTACAATTATTGGTGGTATGAATGGCACTCCTACACATGTTGTGGCTCATCAGAATCGCTTATTCTGGGTAAAAAAAGAGGAGCCTACTCGTGTTGATTTCTCTGGTCTGTATGACTTTGAGAGTTACCGTAATGTAGACTTCTTTTATGTGCCTAACCCCAAGTCTCCTGACCACATTACTGCTATGGTGGTTTTTCAGGATAACTTAGTTATTTTCACCAAAGAAACAAAACATATCCTTGTTGGTAGTGACATCTCCTCTTTCACCCGTAAACAGGCGGTTGGTACTAAAGGCGCTTTAAGCCAGGAAGTAGTGGCGGTTGATAGGAACTATATTTACTTCATGAGCAGCGATAATCAGCTTTATCGCTTTAATGGAGTAACAGATGAACTTCTGTCTGATAAAGTACAACCAGAGCTTGATTCTATTCAGAACCATAATAATTGCCGCCTCAGTATTCATGACAATATGTTACGTCTCCATTATCCAAAAGCTCCTTCTCCAAAAGTAGACCGTGTTTTAGTTTATGATATGATAAATAGTCAATTCTTTATAGACACTGAACATCCAGTTATTGGGTCATCTTCAATGAATATTTTTGGCAAATCAGAATTGGTTGAATTTAGTGCTCAGGCGGGTTGGGTCTTTATAGGAAATAAAGGATTTTCTGATTTAGGTAAGGCAATTGATTTTAAGTACTGGACACCGTACAAGTCGTATACTTCTGGTGCCGCCAAGGATAGGATACGTAAGTTTCGACCTATTCTAAGAGCCTCTAAGGCGCGTTATAGTATGTGGGTGGGTCGTGATATAGATTTTCAGAAAAAACCTGACATGCGTGCTTACGCGGTCAATGGAGAGGGTGCAACTTGGGGCGGTGGTGCAACTTGGGGCGCTAATTCCTCCAACCCTACTATTTGGGGGTCTACCCGTTTAGTAGACCGCGCCAGTCCTATGAGTGGACGAGGCAAATATACTCAGT